CCAATTTTTCTTAAAATTGATCTTACAGAAGAAGCATCATCAAACATGATCTTATTTTTATGTTTGAATTGTTTGAGTGACAAGAAACTGTTGAGTTGTTTCTTTTTCAATTCACCATCTGGCTCATTATTGCCATGAGGTCTTGAGATAATTTTATCAACATTGATTCCATTATCCATTAAAAACTCAAAGTCTGCATCGCTCATATTGCGTGCTGTGCAGATAATGGTATAGGCTTTTTTGCCAATGCGATTGACCTGATAACCAAGAGGTAAAACAGTATCCTGAAAGATTTTTTCAGGCGTTGCCGCTTCTTTCCAAGCGGCAAGATTAAGAGTTCCATCGGCAAGAGTGGCTTGACGATGAGTGCTATCAATGGTAGTTCCATCTAAGTCGAAGATTACGATATTGTGAAAAGTCATTTTGTATTCCTTTTGTTTAATTTATCTTATATATTATATATAGTGTTTCTTAGCCTAAAAATCAAGGGGCAAAGTGAAAAAAGTTTCCAATGTTTTCAATGGGTTAGCATTTTTATTTGTCAATGTTTTCAAGGGTTTAGCGGCAGGCTAATAAAATCAATGGGTTAGCGAGGGGGTAAAATCTGGATATACGCATGTCGCATTTAGGTGATTCGTAGTCGCATAGAGAACATTTTTCGTGCCGAAAAACGCAATAAAATCAAGGGGTTAGCCTGCAGGGGCCGCTGCCTCGTAAGTGTTTGTTTTTGTTGGATTATTCTGCCCGCTGAGCGAGCAGAATTCCAAAAGTGATAAAGGATAAGATCCCGATTATAGTGACCATGACGCCGATCAGCATGGTGACAGTATCTGGCGATTCAATCAATCCCGCGCCAAAGATCATCAGCAGGAATCCGCCAATGCAGTTGATGGCAAAGAAAATTTTAAAAACGATGAAAGCATGAATTGACATGGTGATATCTCCTAGAGGTCTTGATCGTCATCGAAGCCGAAAGAAAGAAGCGCATCAGAATTGCGGGTTTCTTCTTCAGCCATAACCGCGCCGAGCAGATCACGGCGAATATTTGAGGTGAGCAGGCGAGTGACCAGCGCTTTGATCTCATTATCGGTGAGCATTGGCAGGTCGCGAGTTTCTAAAGCATTGATATTCATGGCTTTTTATCCTTTCATTCCGTTAATCATTGCGCGTAATTCCATGCGCCCTTTTTTCCATTTGCGGCAATCCCAAATTGGTTGACGCGGATCGAGGCGAGGCGTTTGAACCTTGCCTTTAATTTGCGAGTTGCAGACCACGCAAAGGACCTGCAGGTTATCCAGTTCATCAGAACCGCCAAGGGCTTGTGGGACAACATGGTCAATAGCGAGTGCCTCACGATCAGCGCAACCGCAAGCCGCGCAACAATGGTTATATTCCTTGAGGATCGCAGAGCGGATCTTGTGAGAGCGAATTTTTGCCATTTGGAAGTCTCCTTTAAAACCTTATATATTATATATAGGGTATCTTGCCCTATAAATCAAGAGGCAAAGCGAAAAAAGTTTCCAATGTTTTCAATGACTTATCATTTTTATTTTCCTTTGTTATCAAGGGCTTAGCCCGGCGGGGGGTCAGGGGGCGGTTAGTAAGACTTGGAGGATGCACGGGTATCTGTGCACCTCCATACGGCCTCGAACTGGGAAATTTCAAAAATCACTGTTAGTTCTTGACATCCCTTAAAGGGAAGAGTATTATAGACTTAAGTTTTGAACCGTCTCCCTTTACGTTTCAAAAATTTTTTACAAGGGAGAAAATCATGAAATGGGTTGTATTTGTGGTTTTGATGTCGTCTGAGGGTGACTTAGAAAAAATGTTCAATGGTGGGCCTGGATGGGATGCTCTACATAAATGTAGAGAGTTTGTTACAGCAAGCACCCCTCTCATTTTAGAAAATATTGAACAAAATGGATTATTAGATAACGGCAACACCTTGTTAGGGATAGGTTGCTATGAGAAAAATTTAGCTCATGAAGAGCTAGTCATATTTTAAGGAGACCTAAATGGCAGATTTTGAAAGCATTTCGATTAACTCTATTAAAGACTTTATTGAGAATAAAAGAGTTACACCGATTACATTTGACACAGGTGTTTCAGTACCTGAATCAACAAAGGCAAACATTTTAGCAGCTGTAGCAAATGTTACACCTGCTGGGACTGAGTTTCTTTTTAGGGTGAACGAAATGCCTTCTGAGATGCAGACTCAATTAGCTGTTTGGGCTCAGTCTAGAGAGGATAGGATTACTCAGTTTATTTCCGATGGTGGGACTGTAAATGCTAACCTAGTTGCTGATAACTTTACTTACTATGCTGAGCTATGTAATACCGCTCCTCTAGCTTTGTATTGGTCAGTACCTACAGCTTTTTCAGAGGACATGTATGACAACTGTATGACAGTAGATACTGACTTAAAAAAGACTCAAACAGTTTGTATTCAATTAGGTATGGCTCTTGCTACTGCTCAGTATGTAGCGGCTGAAGAAGGTTTTGACGTTGCTTTTAACTGTAATCTGCCTCAATCTTCTCAGGTAGGACTAGCGGGCTGTCCTATTGGGTCTTTAGGAACCGTTGATCCTGGAGAGAACGTGGCTTATGTTCCTGAAATTGTAACTTTCATTGGCAAGGCTGATAAAGTAAAGAATCTAGAGCTATGGACAGGCAGAAGCGGGGGATCTTTTGCGGATCGCTCTGAATTTAGAGGGTATGTAAATCAATATCGTTGGGATAACGCTGGTGCTAACAATATTGTTAACACACACCAACTTGATGATTTAGAAGGTAGTTGGTGGCGAATAAATCCAACGTTTCCTGACACAAAGTGGACTTATAAAGGTATAACTTGGAATCTTAGACACGAGACAGATGGTAGCGGTAACTACTGGTGGGACGGCACTCATCCAACTGAGTATGATTCAACTACCGGTATTCCAAGAGATGCTGCTAATGCCACTCTTTGTATTGACTCATCTTGTGTATATCATCCAGACTATTCTCCCCATGAAACTGAGTTTAATGATAATATCCAAGACTATTTACCTACCGTTAACGCTGCTTCACTTTGGTTTGAGATTAAACATATTTACAAAACAGAAGCTGCTGTGAAAGAAGCTATTGTTGATTGGTATGGTTATAAGGAAGTTAGAACAGCAGAGTATGATGGTATTGTTGCCAACAACGCTACTGTCGCAGAACAAATTACAGCTATTTGGGGGTAAAATTGGCTTTTACGTATGGACCTCTTGTTTATATAACAAGTACAGATGATGAACAGTCAGGAAACTATTACTGGCCTGGTACTCCACCTGTAGGTTATGACGATATTGGTATTCCAATTGATGCTGACGGTAATCAGTGCCTACCTGGAGAGTCTATTCTCCATCTAAATCATGTCCCAACTGAGACCGAGTATTGTGAAGTTATAAAAGATGACTTACCAACTATTGCCTCTTGTAGACAATGGTTTGATGACAACTTTTTAGTAGTTACAGATTGGCAAATTTGTAAATGGATTTTTAAGTGGTACTGGTGGAATCATCGTTATAATATCCCTTTCCAAGAACTTCAAGCCAGGGCTGGGTCTGTAGAAGCTATGATGAGAGAGATATGGCCAGACGTACAGAAATCGTAAACTACCTAGCTGACAAACTTCGTTTGATCTCTCAAGAGAGTGGATACAACACAACAGTTTCACAGGTGCATCGATCATACAAGTATCTAGACGATATCAATGACTTTCCCACTCTTTGTTTAGGAGTGACTCCCCGTGAACAGTTTGATCAATCTCAATCTCAGTCTCCCCTTAAGTCTCTTACCATGACCATTCGTGGATACGTACACACCGCAGTTGAAGATTCTCTTCAAGACTCAGAACTCCTTGCTCGCGATGTTGAACAGGTTGTTACTGCGTTTGCTGATGCATCGTCCAACCTTGAGGTGCATCGTTCTCAAGTTGTCACGCTTGTCACAGATGAAGGGCTATTCTCACCATATGGAATTTGTGACGTAGGAGTGGAGATATACTATGCCGACTAGACGTACACAGATTTTAGAAGCACTAGTAGACCATCTAGTTGCTAACACAGATGTAGACGCAGGCAACTGTCAACGATTTTGGGTCTATATGCACGAGATAAATGACTGGCCTTTTATCGCGATGCTCCCCGAAGGGGAACGGCGACAGCACCGGTCTGACGGGCGTAAACTAGCCTCTCTAGAGGTGCTCATTCGTGGATACATTTATGACGGAGACGATCCACAGACTGCCGCTGAGACTCTAGGTCGGCAAATTGAAACTGCGATTGACTCATTCACCCCTCTCCATCGAGCATTTGAGGTAGAAGAAGCTCGTGTCACAGCTCTTCGCATCGACGAAGGACTGTTTAAGCCTTATGGACTAGTAGACATGAGCACACAAATTTTATATGAGGTGTAATAATGAAACATGATAACACAACCGCCGTTACCACAACTGTTGATGCGCTCAACCGCAGCTTAGAGGCTCCGCCTCTTGACCCGGTGATGCTGGCGCTCGCTAACGATTACTTATCCGGTAAAGG